GTTGTAGTTGCATTCGACCAGCTGATCTTCGATCTCGGTCTGCATAGCCTCGGCTTTTTTGTTGGCCATCTCAAGCACAGCCTTGACAACGTCACGCACGCGGGCTGGCTGCCCGTCTTCGCCCATAACCGGCTGGCCTTGTTGGTCCATGGCCGCTTTGTTGTCTTTGCTCATGCCCATCAACTGTGGGTCCGGCGTAGGCTGGATGCCCCAGTTGCGGTCGTCGGTTGGCAGCAGAATGTCTGCAAGGCGCGCCTCGGCTGCATTGGTCTTCTGGCGCGTCATGCCAATGAACACCGTCGAGCGGTGGGGCTTGGCCATCTGCGTGGTCACAGGGTAGCCCTGCTCCACGCTGGTCATCATCTGACTGGCCGCCTTGGCTATGTTGTCTTTGCCGTTGTACTGATCCTCGTCTTCGATCCAACGCTTGTCGACGCCGTAGGAACCGCGCGAACGAATCCATTCGTCGCGCTGGCCACCAAGCGAAGCACCGAAAGACTGTAGCTTCTCAGCCTTCTTGCGCAGCTTCTCTTCTTCGTCTTCGTATTCGACTTCGACGTCGACTTGTTGTGGTTGAATTTCCATGGGGTTCAGTCCTCAGCTTAGTAGGGCGCTTTGGCGTAGCGTGCGTGGATAGCCGCAATGGCTTTGATTGCAACGCTTGTGCCGCCGGTCACTGCGGGGCGAATCCACGCTGGGTTCTCGTTAACTGTGTGCACAGCGGCCGAAGTGAAAGCCATATCGGTCCCGACAGAGCGTCGAGTCAAAGGATGCCAGTTTGTGTTGTCGTTGGAGCCTTGCCACGTAATCGTAGCGCCGCCAAAGGTGCCGGTAGCTTGGCCGGTCAAATCGGCTGAGTAAGCGATAGGCACGCCAGCCCCGACGTCGCCGGTAGCCATAGCGGCCCACGTAGCCAAGACGGCGCCGGGGATTGAATCGCGATCAATTGTTGCTGCAATAGTAGCCATGAGAATTTCCTCAGTTAAGGTTAATCAATACCCAGTGACTGGGTCGAATATGTTGGACTGAAGCGTCGGGGCCATGCGGCTAGAACGCATGCGGCCCTCGGCTTCTTCTTGAGTCTTGGCAAAGCGACGCATCATCATGGCGTATCGCGTTGCCGACATCAAGTCATCGCTGATTTTAACGACCATACCGTCCTTGCGGTGGTACAGCCTAAATTCTTCAAACCAGTCTTCCAAATGAGAGAACACGCGCAAGCGCATGGTCTGCATGCGTGTCAGCATCTCGGACAGGCCGGCCTCGACGCCGTTGCTGCCGTCCTCGAACGTAGCCCGGTTGGGCATCATGTTCAAGCCTTGGTCCTTGTACTGCTTGGCCAGCTGCTCACCGCTGCCACCCTTGTCGCGCTGCAAGCCGTCATGCGGCCAAGCCATTGGCACCCACTCGCCCCGTGCACGCACAGCCATCGAGTGGCCAGCAATGCCGGGCTCACTGCGTCTGTAGCAGTCGGTCACATAGAGCGTGTCGCTGTCCTTGTCCCAAGCCATCCACACGACGGCGGTAGGGTGATCGACACCGAAGTCAATCGCCGCAATGCGCGCCCAGTGTGGCGGGATCGGGAAGGCCCGAATTTTGATAGCTTCCTCGACCACGGGAAACACACGGCCAGATCCCAAAATGGGAATGCCCTTGGCACGGGCTTCGCGCTCGTGCTCAGGGTAGCTGGCAATGATCGCTGCAGCCTGCTCGGGCGTGTAGTGCTCGGCATCGCTGATCGTCATGTTGGTCACGTTGGACCCTGCTGGTTTCTCCAGCAAGAACCGCTTAACCACTTCGGACATACCCAGCAAAGGCGTAAAGGTCACAAAGACCTGACCGGCTGTTGCCTGCGTACGAGTCAAGCCCTCAGAGTAAATTGGCAGTGGTGGCTCTTCGTCGAACCACACCAGATCCACAGTGTCGGCCTGCCACTTGGTGCGGCCTTGGTCGTAGCTGTTGAACTGGATCACGCTGTCTTCGCCACATTCGTGGCGGACCACAATGCTTGAGACCGCATCGGGCACGCCCTGCTTCATGCTGGTATCGCGCACACAGTCAAACGGAATGGCGCCTGTGCCCCACTCCTCTCGCATCTCTGGCGGGCCAAGCAACAAGCGTTGAATACCCTTGCGGGTCAGCTCAGCCGATTCGGATCCAACCATGCACCGAATGGCGTAGTTGTATCGCTTGCCCTTCCACCATGATGGGTAGCGGCCCGTTGCGTGCATCGCAACCTCGAAGGCCCCGGCCCACGTCTTGCCAAGCTGGTTGCCTGCCATGAACAATCGCTCACGAAAGTCAGCGCCAGCAGTGTGGAAGTCGATCTGCTTCTTGTACGGCGCATAGGTCTTCAAGCGATTGCGCTTGGCCCTGATGTCCTTCAAGCGCAGCAGCTCGTACAGCTCACGCTTCTCGTCCTCGTCCAACAGCGTTGTGTCTATGCGGTCAAGCTGGATCATCTCGCAGCCTTCGCAAGCAACATGTTCAGCCGGTTGTCCAGCTGCTCACTGGTCAGGTCCAGCGTGCCGGACATCTTGACCTCGACGCTCTTGAGCTTCGGTTGCGTGTATTGCAGAAACTCGTTGAGTGTTCGCATGCGCGTGTCAACGTCAAGCAACGGGACCATGATGTTCTTGCCTTTGTCGTCAAGCACTGGCATGCCACTGCGCATCATTGGGATCGTCGCCTTCAAGGCCTTGGCGATCTCCACCGCAGGATCGAGCCCCTCTTCAATGCAGGCTTCTGCAACAGCACGAAGGTTGATTCGATGTGGCGCCCTGCTCGTGCTGGCGCTCTTGCTCACAGGGTGAGCACGACCTGTCTTGGCCGCTGTCGGAATCGCCAGATCGTCCATGGTCGCCAGCTTTGGTGGCGCCCCGGCTAAGTCGGCGTTGCGACTTGGGTTTCGTCTACTTGCCATTTTTCATTGCTCCCCGCACAAGGCCTTCGTTGCGCGCGCTGATCGCTTTGGCCTTTGCCTTGGCGTCAGCTTTGCTGCTGGCACCCCAAGCATTGAGACTCAGCAGCAAGCGCGTTGGCTCACCGTCTTTGCGTTCAGGGCCGGGCATGTTGCCCATGCGCGCCAAAAAGGAAGCACGGCGAGGATTGTCGCCGGCTTTGACTGGGGCTTTGAGGTTCATCCCCTCAGCCTTTGCGCTGGCGCGGCCTTTGGCGTTCAGGCCGCCTGATGGCGCCTTGCCTTCTTTGCGTTGCCAAGCAGGGCTCTTCATTTCATCGCTCTCTTGATGAGACCGACCTTAGCGGTCTTGGCCGACTCGTCAAAGTCAGCCTTGCTGGGTGCGCCCTTGTCGCCGGGCTGGCGCATACGCTCACCCGAGCCAGAGGCTATGCGTGCCCTCTTGGCTTGGATGTTGGCGTACAAGCCGGGCTTGGCTGGGCTTGGCATTAAATCATTCCGTTGATGATGCCGTTGTTGAAGCCAACGGGTGCCTTGACCGCGCCGCCTTCTTTTTTGTAGGCTGGCTGTGTAGCGTTCGTGCCGGGCATTGGTACGGACACTTTGCCGGGGATCTCGCCCTTGCCTTGAGTCTGGTTGCCGCCGCCGCCGATAGCTGCGCCATTCTTGATGGTGCCGCCTGCTGCGCGCATTGTGTTACGTGATTCTGGGTTTGAGTAGTCTTGCATGTGTAGCTCCTTGAGATTAGGCCATCAGGCCCGGTTGGGGTTTGCGGCTGGCCGCTTCTTCGTTCCACATCTGGCCGTACTCCTCGGGGCCTTCCATGGTCTGCTCTTGCGAACCTTCGCCGGCTTCTTCCGCCAGCATATTGTCCACGTATTGACGGCACTCGGCGATGCTCTCGCACATGTAAGGCTCACCGCCTTCGCTGCTTGAAACCATGACCGTGCCGTCATCAGCCAGTTCGATAGTAATTGTCTTGGCCATGAGGGCTCCAAATGTGCAAAAAGCCGTGCAAATTGACGGCTTCTCTTGGGTTCTGTTCGCCTTTAAGCGGGCGCACCTGCGCACGCAGAGAATAAACCAACCAGATTTCCGGGTCAAGTGGCAAAACTCAACTATTTTTAGTTGCGTAAAAACAACGCTTTTAAATTATTTTAGTTGTATTTGCGCAACAGCAAAGAAAGTAGTTGACAGTGCCTGTCACTGTGTTACATTTGAGTTGTCGGTTGATTGTTCTTTGTTTGCTTCCCCACCCAACCGACTAGGGGATACGTT